ATACATGCCAATGGTTGTCCCCAATGTCCTAGAATTTCGTAGCACTTGTTTGAGAATTCTGCCACAGATATCATGTTATTATAATACTCTGCAACTTCGGTGATTTCTTTTAAATCTGTTATGTCGAGTATTTTTATACAACTATAGTCCCCACCAATACCTTCCGCAGTATCTACGCCAGCGACGTATACCCTATTCTCAACATCTGGCATATGCCAGATCTTGTATTTTCCATCCATCAAAGTTTCGATAGGTTCTTTAATTTCTTTTTTAAGTCTATCATATAAAGTCTGATCCAAGGAAGACGTTCCCGCATTCAAGAATTCACATTCAAATTCTTGTCTCCACTTTTCTTCAGAGTCCAAACCTGCTTTGGTATCTCTCATCCACTTTTCTGTTCTACCGGGAACTTCATCCCATAGAATTTTTTCGTGTGCCCAATTGTTTTTACCTTCTACTGCTCTAGTATATGTGTTATAGAACAAGTTGCCTGTTCCGTTGGCTGTAGAACACATGAACACCTTAGCTTTTTTCGAAGATGATACAATTGGAAAGACTGATGCCCAAAATGGGTCCATTAAGTGAGGCTCGATGAAAGCGACCTCATCAATAATAAGGCATTGGTGCGATAAAACTCCGTTAGTGTAATAACTGTGTGTATCATAGACATTTAATAAATCGTATACAGTGCCAAGATTCTGAGATATTTGAATATCTGTCACACGTAAACCCCCATATACAATGTCGCCAATTTTCAAATTTTGTGCGTATACATAATTCAAACCTGTTAATAGAATCTTATGTTTGGGTGTGCATTTCAGTTTAATATCTCCAAACTCCAGCGCGATTATAGTGGGATTAGAGCCAACCATAATACCATCGAAGTCCTTAAATCCTTCTTGTGTCAATACTTGATATCTAGTATTTTTATAAGTTTTATGCTCTGCGAAATCAGCCATCGTGTTTTGGTCTTCCTTTTACCCATCCTTCGGGCAAATTGTCGCCCTGTCGAAATCTCTTAACTGTTTTAGTTTTTGGATCATATCCAAAAAAACTACCAACGTTCAAATTTTTATAACTTTCTTTATTTTTTTCTCCGCTTCCCATCATCCATCCAGTTGGCATCGGATCATGTCTATTTACTCTCTTAATTTCTTTAGTGGTTGGATTATGTATGTATATACAATTTGCGCCACTAACTCTTTTGGAAAAGTCTTCATCTACTTTATGCTTGTGTCGTAATACTGAAGAAATGTTTTCTTTTGTCTGAATACTTCGAACAGATCCTATATGCTTTTGGCGCGTTTTTTCTATTTTGTCTGGGTTTTTGTTAATCTTCAACATACGCTCTTTGTGACGCTCTGGATTATTTTCTATCCACGCTTTTATTTTTGTATAGTCTCTTTTCTTGAAAGATTCTAATATTTTCTGTCTTTCGTCTGGGTCGTTCCATCGATTTTTCATATTATCTGATAGACGTTGTAGCATCTCTTTAGACCATATGACATTCGCCAATCCACCAGTTTTTAAATTATATGTGTCGTTTCTCTCTATGAAGTCTTGGTCAACTAAATTCGATTCTATTAGCAACGCTTCATCGTAACTATCACAAAAATGTAATATACTCTTTTGGAAATTTTGTTTCCCGTGTTTTTTGTAAGCATTTTTGAGATATTTTCCAGATCCCATATAACCGTCGTTCAAATTTTTCGTTTTGTGGACTCCTATGTATATCATAGAATTTAACGAATTTGTTATTATATACACATAGTTGAATTCTTTCATATAACTATTTATTCTAGATGAATGCGCTTTTATTCGCAATCAACTAAAAATGTTTGAATTTCTCCATTTCCGCTTTTTATTAGATTTGTGAGGTCTTCCATTTTTATATCAAATACTAGATCTGTCTCTTTGTCCCTAACTGTTACTATTGTATCGCCTGTCACACATGACACAGCCTTACCACGGGCTGCTGTTCCTGTTGTGGTTGAAATGGAGATAGCCGATCCATTCATCAAACCCATAGAAGTCTTGGCGAATCCTCCCATCGTTTCATCAATCGGATTCTTCAACCAGTTGGGTAGCATTTCATATGCCATACGAACTCTTTGGAAAATTTCAATTGCGGTATCTTCTTTGTTGGCAACCAATAGTATTTTTTGGTCTGGAAAGAAATTCGCCAACCATAAGATATAGATGGTCATAAGAGTGGACTTTCCAATCTGACGACTTGCTAATAGACAAAAGAATCTATTATCGCGTAACTTTCTTAATACTTTCTTCTGTGCAGCATATAATTTGATTTTCTGCTTACCTTCGTCGATGTTTAGAATATAAAAGTAATTTTCAGCAAAGTGTAGAATATTATCTTGACACTTCTGGATTTCTTCGATCTGTTCTTGGGTATATTCGAATCTAGAACTTTTCGTAGGAAGATTCTCGTTCCCCATGTAACCAGAATTTTTTACAGCTTTTGCCATTTGTTATCTATTTAGAGTAAATAGTGATATGCGTAAGAAAGATATGTTCACTCTTGGTAATCTTTATGGAGAACAATTGAACTCCTTGAGAAAGAATCTCAACGAATCAACTGGTCCCGGAGGAAAGTCACTAGATGACAAAGATGCTGGCAAAGTCGAAAAAGGTGGTCCATCTACAAAGGGAGGTTATAAAAAGGCTCTCCACGATGAAGATGAAGAATGCGAAGACGGCGATGACATGGAAAAACCAAAACCTTTCGAGAAAAAGAAAAAGAAGGTCGTGAAAGAATCTAGAAAAAACGCAAATCAAACACTAAATACATCCATGAAGAAGCAATCTGCATTCGATAGACTTTATACTAAAGTTCTCAACGAGAATTGGGGCATTGAAGATGCCGAAGACGACATTGGCGCACTAGGACTTGGCGATGCCACTCCTGACTCCGATCTAACCGATGATTTCGGTGGAGAAGATGACATGGGCGGCGAAGGCGAAGAAGTAACAATCACACTTGACAAGGCTACAGCCCAAACCCTAATCGATCTCCTACAAGGTGCTATCGGTGGTGGAGAAGGCGAAGATGAGTTCGGTGGAGAAGGTGAAATCGACGGAGACGAAGATGGTGGTCTAGATTTCGGTGGAGAAGACGATACCGAAGAAGACAACGAAGAAATGGACTTCGAAGAAGATGAAGAAACTTACGGAACAAAGACAAATGCTCCTGATAAGAAAACTGCTTTCCAAGGCAAGAACAACAAGGTCGGCGGAAAGATCAAGCCATCTAGCAAGAAGGCTTCTTCTGAAGTAACTGACGACGTTGGTGATGACGGTGATTTCGGTCACGCAATCACTTCTCCTAAGAAGGTGAATGATGGTAAGAACAACAAGGTCGGTAATTTGACCAAGGGTGCTGACTTCTTCAAAAACTAATTTAAACAATCAATCCTACTACCTAGGACCAAAGAGGGGAGGCAGAAATGCTTCCCCTTTTTCATTAAATACTGACATGATTTCCTTTTTGGAGTATTTCGAAGAACAAACGAAGCCGTCCTTGGATTCATTGTATTTTGATGCTATAAAGAACAACGACGAAAATACAGTAAAGCAATTAGTGAAAGATGCTGCTATTGCTGCTGGTTACAATGTTGGTCCCGTATTTCATGGAACGCCAGCAGGAGGATTTGATAAATTTCGTGTTGGGAAAAACTTCGGACCTTTATTCTTCTTCGCTAAGGATAAAAACTACGCAGACTATTATGCAAAGCGTTTTGTTGGTGCGCCAAAACCTACAGTAATGGAAGTGTATTTGAGAATGGAACGACCATTGAGCGTTTCTGAATTTGAGCCAACTGAAGGCGTAAAAGAAGCAGCAAAAATTAGAAAAATGGGATATGATTCGGTGGAAACGCCAAATGCATATATTGTATTTTTAGCTGATCAAATAAAATCATCAGATCCTATCACATACAAAAATGGAAAGATAATTCCATTGTCCAAACGATTCAACATAGATTCTGAACTAATTACAGAATACCGCCACAATCTAGCTGATGGTAGTCCTGCTCCATCTGTTCACGCGCATAATGGAAAGAATCCAAATAGCATCAATAAGAAGAAGATGCATACAGTGGGTCCATATAAGCCAAAACAAATGGCAGCACATAGACCGGGACAAATATTAGCTGGTGCCATGTTAAATGGGTTTTTGACTGATTACAATTTAGAGTTCAAAGCTGGAGAAATATCCAAGATTAAGAATTCCCCTCATGCGATCCAAATGTATGTGAATCCTCAAACTAATATGCCAACTGGTCGTATAATTAAACAATAATGTCTGCTTGCCCAACAATTCCCCTATCATGCTTAGAACCTACAAACATATTTGCAGGTATAATGAATTACAATTGTGGTGGGTTCGCAGATCCTAGCAATTTTCAAGCAGAACGTGCTATCTTTGATAGTGGATTCAATGAGCTTATCAACAATTTCGGAATAACGATTGGATATTATATCAACGGATTCAATCTGAGTGCCATGAATATGATTTATGGAGAACACACAACTCAAACCTATTACGGTCCTGTATCCATAAAGAGTTACATAGAAATGGAAAATCCTTCTCCTGTCTATTCTCTAGCAGGATTTGATGCAAGTGATAAGATCACTGCATACATTCACATCAAGACATTCACCGCATTATTCTCTGCGTTGAGTGTATATCCAGCAAATGGACAATTTATTGAACCGAAAGCCCAAGATAAGATAATTATTTGGCCTTTTGGATGCGATAGAGCAAATGGTCGTGGAGCTAAGATATTTGAAGTTACTGATGTGACAGACGAAGACGCTGCCACAATGAATCCGTTGTATGGTCACTACATTTGGAGAATCCAAGCCATGAGAAGCGAATTCAATAGTGAGACGAATGAACCTAGAGAGAATGTGAACTATCAAGCGTATGACAACACATACGCAGGTAAGCTGTCATCTAGCATGTTCCCAACATTGACAGGAGAAGCCAAGTGGTATCCTAACAATGCTGATAATATCGTTCAGACGCAAGTTATGCCTCCGACGACGGAGAATAACGGTTCAGTATACGGAGATTACTTCTAAAGTTTGGTAGCTCGTTCAAAACGTCAACGAACACGACGAGCAACCATACGTGCGGAAGCTCCAGCATCTCCACCAGCAAACGATACTCCCACAACACAATAATAAGTAGTTGTGGCCGATATTAAAGCCCTAATGGGTGGAATTGTTGCTGTTTCATTGGTAAACATATGCGTAGTTTCGTTAGTATTAAGATAAAGAATAGAACCATTTTGTGTGTTGGATGTATTACTAATGGATGCCTGTTTACTGGTGCATGTGCTGGATATGAATGAAAAATCAACATACGCGTTTATATCCCAATCTCCCGGAGTTAATACTATGGATGCTATATTCATTGTGACGGTCGATGTTAGAGCGACCGAGATAGTAGGCCCGACTTCTACATACTCTCCTAGTTTTCCAGCAGCAGCAGATGACGATCCATTGGTTGTAGCCAAGCTCTCGACGGTTAAACCGCTCAATGCACTTACCGAGGTCTTCTTAGTTGATCCGTTTTGCACAATAGCAAACAATTCACTTCCGACTAATGGCGTTGCTTGAGGGAGTTCTGAAATCTTTTTCGACATACGTTTATTTAGTTGAGATTTAATCCAATTGATCATTGACATTACTTAATCTATAAATAAGTGCTATTATGAAACTAACCCGCGCAAAGCTGTTAAAACAGTTCACCCAAAAAGAAGACGCATTACTATCAGCTATTGAAGCATTCCAAGATTTCCTAGATACTACCGAAGATCCAGACCTTTCCACGATGGGTTCCGATTTGTGTGAGGCCACTCTTGACTTCTGGCACACCAATGATACGATAAATCTTAATGATATACGAGAATTTATCGAAAACGAGTTCGAATGATCCATTAGTCCTTGTCCTAGGTGGAGGCTATATAGGAAACAGTATAGCCGACTATATTATATCGTCAGGTAAAGGATTTGATGTAAAAATCGTCAAATCTTCGCTGATTAATTACCATGACAAAAAGATGATGTGGCGTCTGTTGGTCAACTATGATCCTGCGCTCATCATCAACTGTAGTGGATTTACTGATGTAGATGGCGCGGAATCTAAACAAGAAGAATGTTGGGAATATAATGTAAAAAATCCACTAATGGTTGCCAACCTTTGTGCCCAATATGGCGTGAAACATATTCACATAAGCAGTGGTTGCATATACAACGGATATCACAAAATATTCACCGAAGAAGACGATCCAAACTTTGGGCTTTGGAACAATTCCAATACTTACAGCAAAACTAAACATGCTTTTGAGTTTCTTTCCAAAGAGTATCCATCGAAGATTCTTAGGATTAGTTATCCAGTTTCAAAATTTGGTGATCGTAGCCTTTTATCTAAACTTAAATCATACGACAATCTAACCAACACAAAGACCTCAAAAACGTATGTTCCTGATTTGTGTGAATTTGTGCTAAGGTTGATTACCGATAAATCGATGAATTGGAAATCCCAAGACATTTACAATGTAGTCAACTCTTCCCCACTCTCAACTAAACAAATATGC